GCAAAGTGGTAGGTGTAGAATAACGCCCTGAAAAGGCATTACCTCCATTTCATGCTTTTGAGTATTGAACACCCATACAGGTCTACTGTCTGGAAATTCTAGGTCAAATCCTACGCCTAGTCTGTACTCAACTGTTAAATTACGTCCTAAGATAACCATGCTGTTTTACTCTCCAAATGTTTAGCTATCACCCGTATCCTGCGCTTGCAAATTGGACAGGGTTTTGTCCAGTCTGTCTGCTCAGGATGCTTGCAATAGTTAGTCCTCTCTTCAGGTATGTTGTAACTACCCACCACCCTAACACGTTTGCCTTCCAGAACCAACCTATCTCTATTTGTTAGTATCATCACTTCCTCCAAAAACTATGTCATATTCTGCGCTCTCTCTGATAAATCTAACTATACTCTCTGGCGATAGCTGATAAAACTTAGCAGCCTCTCTCAAGCTATATACACCACTAGCAATATCACTGGCAGCTCTCATAACCGCCTGAATCTCTGGCGTTAATTTACCCTGCATATAATCTTCAAACATCCTGCTTGCTCCTTTAATAAAATTATGCTACCCTCAAAACACTATATAGCACTTCAGCGAACTTTGACAGTAGCAGTAGTAGCCTGTTAGCGTTTTAAAGCGTACTTCAACTCCTCCAACATATCCTGCAATGCTTCAATATCTTCAGGATACGGTATCCACTTAGTATCACTTTTAAGTTCTACATAGTTAGCAGCGTCCTTCAACTCTCTCAGAGTGTCAAAGAATCTCTCTCTCCATTCCCAATCTTCTAACTCTACTAAATCTTCATCGCCATGCAGAAAGTCTGCTGGGCCTCTCAAATAACTCATATTAGTTCTCCAGATCGTTAATTATAGTTTCTCTAATCTTTTCTAATTCTTCTGAAGCCACCTGGTAAGGCAGGCTCTCAATCCATACAACGTAGCGCTCTATCGCCTCAGAGCGCAGTTGATTGTCCTCTATATCTGCAAAGTTCATTAGCTAAATACCCCTCTCTCATCTGCTTCATCTAAAGCCTTAGCCATTCTCTCCATTTCATCCTCCATATACTCTATTATATCTCTAACGTGTTCAAACGCTATTTCACACTCTCCTACTACTGACATAGTGATTCCCTTATCATTAAAAATCTCTGAGTAATTATTAAATACCATCACTCCACCGTCACCATCGGTGTAGACTAGGTTAAACTCTCTGCACCCGTCAGAGTCTATAATTAGCCTCTCTTTGTAGTCTGGTTTAAAAGTTTGCGTCCAGTCATAGAATTTCTGGCCCTCAAGCCCTGCTATAGACATAGCCTCTCTGTAATCTTCTGGCATCATCTCTCTCTCTCTGTTGATTAATGTTCAGGGTATTAGAGTCTCTCTCCCTCAATAGTTCAACTCTCTGCGTGACTAAATAGCCCTCTCCGGTCACACTATACCAACCCTCCTATTGTAAGATGATTAGCCCCTAATTAAAACACTAGCGCAGCCGGTAGTAGTAGGTAGTAGCAGACAGTAGAACATAGCTATAAGGCCATAGATTGCGTTCTAAGCCGTTTTACAGTGTTACAGGTGCCAGGGTACTAGGTAGTCTTAAAAGGGCTTAAATCGCTTTGTATTATCTATAGGGTACAAAAAAGCCCCCAATTAAGGGGGCTAAAAGGCCCGTTTGCGGCACGGTGGGCCAATCCGCTTCATAGGGTGAAGGAAGCACCCCGCCTAGCTATACGCTCCATTGAGAGGCCATCGCCTCCGCGATTCCGGTAAATGTCTCACTTCTTATTTTCCAGCGATCAGGACTAGGCGGCAAATAGTGCAACCTTTGCTGTTGGTTTTTAGGAAGTGTATCAAATAGCTCTTTTACGTTTTTAGTCTCCATTAAGGGGGGCAAGTTATGAAGCCATAGACCCGTCTTTTTGCTCTCAGGGTGACCAAATTGCCACGGCTGGATATACTGGGTAGGCTTAATAGGTAGTACGCCCACGGGGTTCTCGAATGCTACGCGGGGTGCGTGTTTTTTGGCGTGTTCAAATAGGGATAGCGTCCACTCTATAGCGTCTATGCGCTGTTGATTCTTTGGCATTCCTTTTCCATACCATGCGTTCCCTGAGACGGCCAGCGCAGTGCATGGGGGGTGCATAATGATTAAATCCCAGTCAAAATCAGGGTCTGCTATTACGCCCCAACAATCACCCTGATAGTGGTTCCATGATTTGTCATCCGCTGGCAACAGATCGCAGCTATACGCATCATGACCAAGTGCGCGGAAGGCCTCCCTGACCTTTCCGCTGTACTCGCATGCAATCAATACTCTCATGCTGCCACCCATTCTGCATATAGCGCATCAGTTTCTCCAAACTGCTCAGCCTTACGCTGTAACCAATCCCTAACATGGTCGCCATAATAGCTTGAGTCCCTATCCCAGAAACCAGAGCCGTGACCGTTCCTTGAGAGCCAAAAATCATGGCCTGCCTGCTCTATTGCGTCATCTGATAGGTAACACTCGGCATATACCATAAATGCCAAGCACTCGATGGTCTGCTCGCGCTCCCAGACTTCACAAAAATCTGTGCTGTGGTCCTCAGTAAACTGAACGCACTCAAAATAGGCGGCTATGAACCGTCGTTCTTTTTTGGTTGGTGTAATCATGCTGCCACCTCACCGCCTAGCTCGTAAAATTCCTGTAAGGCCGCATTTTGAATTGTGACCTCTGCCAATACGCTTGCATGATGGGCGAATGAGTCGAATCTATAAGCAGCATCGTCGAGCAGTGCTTCCGCGTCGTCGGTGCAACAGTTAGCGCACAGCATGATAGCCTTGTAGGTGTAGATGGCGTGTTCACTATTAGCCGCAGCTTGGTCAATTAGCTCGTAGTGGTCGCCACCGTGATTCTTTACTTCCTCAATCGCATTAAGGGCGATATCAAGGGCCAATTGTTTTAGTTCGTAATCGTTTTTAATGTATTGCATGGTCTTTCCTCTTTGTTTGTGTGATTAATACTATAAAGCCCACCCTCTCAAATGGGCTTGAACTATCAACCTATAATAAATGTCATTGCGCCTATGTAGGTAGCAGCGACAATTCCAGCCATTACATAGAAATAAGCGTTTATCCTGCGGTGGTTGCGCTCCTGTAGTTTATCTGCAAGGTAACGCGCAGCTATTAACTGCGCTTCAATACGGTCATTGTCTGGGGTGAATTGCATTACAGCACCCCCATCATTTTTAGATTAAGTGCTAAAAAAGCCACGAATACTAGTATTCCTATTTGTACAGCGTCGTGTGCGTCCATTGTTTATGCTCCTATGGTTAATCGGTTGGCTTTGCAAAATTTGTAAACTTCACGCTTAAGGGCGCGTGACAGCTGCCAGAATTTGCGGTTCCTTTGCAGGTCATTGATGCGGCAATCTTCTGCCTCTCTCTCCCAATCCGCGAAAGTGTTAATTAGCTCGCCATCGTCGGCCAGCATTTGCGCGTAGTTTTTATTTAAGCAAATGTCGGTAATCTGGCCATTATTTATGGTTATTGATTTAGGTGTACATATAGTTTTCATTGTTTACGCTCCTTTGTTCATTTTGAACACTTCTACCTGATAGACTTTAATAATCCCTACCTTTGTTTATCCTTTTGTTTTTTTAGATTCAACAGAGACTTTAAAGCAATGCGCGGTCCTGCTAGATGTACCCTGCCAATGCACAACATGCAATGTTCCACCTCTCGTTACTTCCACAAACCTACAAGGCCTGTTGTTAACGCCACAGCGTAACCATTGCCCGCGCTGAAGTTTAATAGCGCCGCTGGTTATAGCTTCTTGTACGCCTTCAGCCCATATATTTAATGTTTTTATATATTTCATAGTAAATCCTCTTTTGGTCTGTGTTAATTGGTTTAATGCTAGGCACTCTATGCGAATGCCTAGGATAACTCAACTATTGATGGGAAAGTATTAGTCTGTAGCTAGATTCTGCCGCGTCTAAATGCTGCTGCGCTCTCTCTACTTCTAGTCTGGCGATATCGGCCTGTAGCTTATCTTTTTTGTTTTCTATCGCATCACCTATAGCTGCGTATTCTTTGTTAATACTCAAGCGCCATTCTAGGTATAGCTGGGCAGCTAGTAGGCTGTACTCTGCTTCCTTAGACCGTAAGCGCTCTATTTCTAATTCTGTTGGATTTACCAATTCTCTGCGCTTCTGGCTAATCCTGATCTCTGCATGGCCTACAGCTTCGCGCAGCGTTGATAGAGTGTTACGGTCTTTGAAGTTTATTCTGTTAGTCATGATATATAATCCTATGCGCCAGCGAGGCGCTGTTATTTGCGTATATTGTTAGTCAGTAGGGTTAGCCTTTGGTTCCCGCTAGGGCCATATTAATTTTATATAATGAAACAACAAAGCATTCGCCAAACTTATAGCTATCTACATACTATATATAGGTATATAGAGTTAGGCTGTAGGCCGCGCCATTGCTGGGCTGTAGCAAATGCCGGTGATTAGCACCTATAGCAATGCTATGGCATAGGGTAGCGACAAACGCGCTTATACGGCGATTCTGAGCCTTGTAGGAATATATACATAGCATCTATGTAAAGCCTGGGGTATATCAATGTAAGCTATGGCATTGTGGCATGGTGATTGCATAGTGCAAAGCAATACTGCCAACCATGACAGGCACTCGGGAGTCAAACATTAACGTGACCACACCAGGCTATTGAGTCACAGCAATAAACCTACAAAGTATTGACGGGGTGGTGACACAGTGCTAGGTAGTCCTAGATAGTACCAACTAGCATACTCTCTCTTGCCTGTACAGAATCTATGGTGACTATATAGCCTCTATTGGTCACAGCTAGACTTGACAGACTAAGGCGGGTATGCTAGAGGGCCGGGGGAGGGGCTGGAGGTGGTTAAGACTGTGGCAGTACCCGCTCAGATACAAAATAGGGCTAAATTAGACTAAAAAGCAGCATAGTTATAACATATAGCTATAAAGGCTAAGTCATTGATAACAAAGGGCTATAGCGAGCGACTGCGGAGACTCTGTTACGTCTGAGAATCCGCCTAGAAAGGAACAGGGGAGTGTAACACAACAGCCTATGCCTAACATTAACAATAAATAGCCTATAAAATAGCTTGACTTTTGCTAAAAAGTATGCTATAATAACTATATAGATTGAACAGCATTGCTCTGACGTTGCTTTAGGGTGTTTTCCACCTCTTCCACTACTATGCATAGTGGTTGTAGTAGACGTTAAACATACGATAGTGCATAGCTACTCAGTCTATATAGACTAGAATCTCTTTAGAGGCAACTCAGTGACAAAAAAGATAGGAAGACCTAAGAAGGCAGATGTTAAAGCTGTTACTAAAGGTAGCCGTAGAGGCGTAGGAAGACCTAAAGGTGACGCTTCTGTTATAAACGAATACAAAGCTAGGATGTTAGCATCACCTAAGAGTAGAAAGGTGTTAGACAGCATCCTAAACGCTGCGTTGGACGATGACCACAAGAACCAAGCAGCAGCATGGAAGCTATGCATGGACAGACTACTACCTGTCAGCTATTTTGAAAAGGATAAAGCCACTGGAGGCAAAAGCGCCATCAACATCTCTATTACAGGTGTTGGAGGAGAGACTACTGTTATCTCTGGTGGAGAAGATTCAATAGAGGGCGAGTACACAGATGTTTAATATCAATGATGATTTAGACTACTTTACGCGGGAGGAGTTTGCCTGTCAGTACACTGGTGAGAATGAGATCAGTGACAGACTATTGCTAAACTTAGACTTGTTGCGTAGGAAGTGTGGCTTTCCCTTTGTTATTACTAGTGGCTATAGAGACCCAAGCCATCCCATTGAAGCACGTAAGGAGAAAGCAGGAACCCATGCCCAAGGCATTGCCGCAGATATTAAAGTCAATGATGGAACTCAGCGTTATAAACTCGTTAATGAAGCTATTAAGATGGGCTTCACGGGAATTGGAATTGCTGGTGAGTTTGTGCATGTTGACATCCGCGACCTTGACGGTAATGAATCTCCTGTAATGTGGTGTTACTAGTTGGCTGACTTAAACGTATCCTTGTTGCCGTGGCAGCAGGAGGTATGGGAAGACCCAACACGCTTTAAGGTTGTAGCTGCTGGCAGACGTACAGGTAAGTCCCGTTACGCTGCTTGGGGTTTAATCATCAACGCCCTATCTGAGACTAAAGGTCAGGTGTTCTACGTTGCCCCTACACAGGGTCAGGCTAGGGACATTATGTGGCAGTTGTTACTGGAGCTAGGCCATGAGGTCATAGCGTCAGCACATGTCAACAACCTACAGATAAAGCTAATCAATGGCTGTAACATATCCCTGAAGGGTGCTGACAGACCTGAGACTATGCGTGGTGTTAGCTTAAAGTTCTTGGTTATGGATGAGTACGCTGACATGAAGCCAGAGGTCTGGGAGCAAATCCTTAGACCTGCTCTTGCGGATCAGAAGGGTCATGCGTTGTTTATTGGTACGCCAATGGGCCGTAACCACTTCTACGACTTATACACATACGCTAGTGTAGGCAAGGACGATGACTGGACAGGTTATCACTACACGAGCTACGACAACCCACTACTAGACCCTGAAGAGATCAAAGCTGCTGAGAAGAGTATGTCAGCCTTTAGCTTCCGTCAGGAGTTTATGGCATCCTTTGAGGCTCATGGCAGTGAACTCTTTAAAGAAGAAGATGTACAGTTTAGCGAGGAAGAACCTGCTGATGGTGCTTATTACATTGCTGTCGATTTGGCAGGATTTGCAGACGTACAGAAAGTCACTACCAAAACTAAAAGACTCGACCAAACAGCTATTGCGGTGGTCAAAGCTGGGGTGGACGGCTGGTGGGTTGCTAATATCATACATGGCCGTTGGGGCGTTAAAGAGACTGCCAGAAGAATCTTTGATGCAGTCAGAGACTACCAGCCAGTCGCAGTCGGAATTGAAAAAGGAGCGTTGAAGAACGCTGTATTCCCCTACCTAAATGACATAATGAAGCAGAACCAACGCTTCTTTAGAATTGAAGAGTTGACACACGGCAACAAGAAGAAGACAGACAGGATCGTGTGGGCGCTACAAGGCCGTTTAGAACACGGTAACTTAGTATTAAACAAAGGCAAGTGGAATGCTCAGTTCCTAGACGAGTTGTTCCAGTTCCCTAACCAATTAGTCCATGATGACTTGATAGATGCGTTGGCGTACATAGACCAGTTAGCTAAGGTTGCCTACGCTATAGACTATGAAGAAGATGACTACGAATACTTAGATAAATACGCAGGGTATTAACTATGTTAGAGAATGAAGATAGCTATACAATAGAGCAGTCCCTAGAAGGCTGGGTAATGGACAAGTGCGATAACTGGCGCGACCATTACGAAGCTAACTACGCTGAGAAGTTTGACGAATACTACCGTTTATGGCGTGGTCAGTGGGCAGCAGAAGACCAGACACGACAGTCTGAACGCTCTAAGATTATATCTCCTGCACTACAACAGGCTGTTGAGTCTTCTGTAGCAGAGCTAGAGGAAGCTACCTTTGGCCGTGGTAAGTGGTTTGACATTAGAGATGATTACAGAGATCAAGACAAGCAAGACATTGCTATGCTACGATCTGCTCTTGATGAAGACTTTAAAAAGAATAAGGTTAGGAAAGCAGTAGCAGAGTGTTTGATTAACGCTGCTGTATTTGGTACAGGTATTGCGGAAGTAGTCCTAGAAGAAGAAAAAGAGATGACTCCTGCTACACAGCCTGTCATGGGCGGTGAGCTAACAGCAGTAGGCGTGAGCATACAAGACCGTACCTGTATTAAGCTACGTCCTGTCATGCCACAGAACTTCCTGATTGACCCTGTAGCTACTGACATTGACTCAGCATTAGGCTGTGCAGTAGACGAGTTTGTTTCTACACACTTGGTAGAGCAGTTACAGGAGAAAGGTGTATACAGAGACGAGCCAGTTAGCGAAGCAGCTCCAGACTTTAACATTGAGCCTGACCAAGACCTGGCTACCTTCTCAGAGGACAAGGTTAGACTGACTAAATACTACGGACTGGTTCCACGACACCTACTGACAGACGCACAGAATGATTCAGATGCTGAGGAAGAAGTAGTAGAGTTGTCAGGAGAGTCAGAAGACGAAAGCTACTACGTAGAGGCTATGGTTGTTATTGCTAACAGCGGTACATTGCTGAAGGCAGAAGCTAACCCCTACATGATGCAGGATCGTCCTATCGTGGCATTCCCGTGGGATGTTGTTCCTAGTCGCTTCTGGGGTCGTGGTGTATGTGAAAAAGGCTATAACTCACAGAAAGCTCTTGACACGGAACTACGCGCACGTATTGATGCTCTTGCGCTAACTATCCACCCTATGATGGCTATGGACGCAAGTCGTATGCCCCGTGGCGCTAAACCAGAGATAAGACCGGGAAAAATTATATTAACTAACGGTGCGCCTTCTGAGGTGCTACAGCCATTTAACTTTGGCAACGTAAGTCAGGTGACATTTTCTCAAGCACAAGCTCTACAGACTATGGTACAAACGGCAACGGGCGCTATTGATAGTGCTGGTATCGCTGGTTCTATCAACGGAGACGCTACTGCTGCTGGTGTTTCTATGTCGCTTGGCGCTATCATCAAGCGTCATAAGCGTACCCTGATTAACTTCCAAGAGTCTTTTATCATTCCTTTCGTACAGAAGGCTGCGTGGCGCTACATGCAGTTTGAGCCTGAGCTATACCCAGCAGCAGACTACAAGTTCCACACTACTAGCTCACTAGGCATTGTAGCCCGTGAGTATGAAGTCACTCAGCTAGTACAGCTTCTACAAACCATGTCACCAGACACACCAATGTATCCTAAGCTGGTAACGTCTATCATTGACAACATGAACCTTGCTAACCGTGAAGAGTTGATTGCATTGCTAGACCAAGCTAATCAGCCTAACCCAGAAGCACAACAGGCTCAACAGGCAGCACAGCAAGCACAGATGGCGTTCCAAGCATCACAGACTGCTGCACTCAATGGACAGGCTCAAGAGTCACAAGCTAGAGCGCAGAAGATTGCTATGGAAGCACAGATACTACCGCAGGAGCTGGAGATTGATCGTATTAAAGCTGTCACTACTAACCTCAAGGATGGTGACGCAGACGATAAAGAGTTCCAGAAACGTCTTAAAATATCAGAACAGTTACTTAAAGAGCGTGAGATAGCCGTCAAGGAAGGAGCAGCAAATGGTTAGTAATAGAGACTTTGAAAACGTAGTAGCTCAAGTAAATGTAAAGTTTGAGGAACTATTTAATAAGATTGTACAGCTTGAGAAACAATTAGCTGATAATACAGGAGCAGAAAAGAATGCCAGTAAAAAAAGACCCAAGACTAGCTAGGGCAGGAGTAAGTGGTTATAACAAACCAAAGCGTACCCCTAACCATCCGAAGAAAAGCCATGTTGTTGTGGCAAAGGAA